GTCCCCTGAGAGATTTGCGAGGTCTAGTTCAGTTACTCCGTTTGCATCAGTTTTCTGTGCAGCCGTCAACTCTGTCCCTTTTGTAATGTTCCTTACCTGGAAAGTAACTCCTGATAAGAGTGTTGAATTGTCTGTGTCGTAAACTGTCACTTGGATTGGATGTGGTGTAACTGGCATTAGTATTCACCTTCTTTTGCTTTCTTAACTGCTGTCTTTTGCATGTTCAAGGCCCTCTCCATCTGCTTCTTAGCTTCGGTGTAATTGCCGTTTCTAAGCGCTTCTAGGCCCTTATTCATATAGTAGCTTGATAATCCTTTGAGTCCTGGATACCACTTATAACCGCCTAGAACTAAGCCTGCGATAGCGAAAACGACAGACATTACTCCGCCCATTATCCATGCGATCATTCCGTTCTTTTCTTCATCTGTAGGGCATGTTTCGCATACTGTCTCTTCGCATATAGTCTTGCATTCCTCTGTTGTTGGAGTAGGGCATTCCTTGTCTTCACAAGATGGGCATGTTGGACAAGCCTGACATTCTTCGCATTCTGGTTCATCTGGAAGGCATGGGAATTTATCCCTGCATTGAGATTCAGTACACATAATCACTGAACCCCCACCGCTTCCGCAATCACAAGAAGGGCATGATTGTACTGGACATTGGATAGCTGTTCCGAGATCGTAAACTCCGTAAAGCCTGTTTTCAACTCCTGTAAACGTATGCGTCTGTACGCAAGCTGAACTTAAGGCTGAACAGACTGTTACTTCGACTCTGAACTTATCGCCTGACTGATAATTGTTTACGTCTGCCAGGAACTGTCCGTTTGATACAGATTGAGTAACGAATACCTCGCTTGTTCTGAGGTTTGTTACCCTAATCTCTTGATTGCCGACGTTCTCTCCTTGTAGCACTCCATTTACGACAAGGGGATAGCTTACCGCTTGAGCTATGCCAATTAACAGAACGAAGATTATTATCCCTATCGGTATTTTTGAGGTTTTCATGAGGACCACTCCGTTCTGTTTATAACAGCATTTGTCCCATTGATGTTCTCAGCGTAAACCCATACTGCATGACCTGCTTTGAGGGTTATGTTTGAGGGGGCATCTGATGTACCTGTGCATCTTCCAGTGCTTCTCCTGCATGTGTACCATAATTCCGAATCTACATCATACCATGCTGCACGAGTGATGAATTGATGGGTTGTGCCGTTTTCTGTAATGCTATATACCGTGCTTAAGTTGGAATCAGTTATAAGGCCTAAAGCATTCCATGTCTGGTTGTATATTCTACCGAACCTAGTTACACTGCTCTCTGTAGGAGTTTCGTCTTTGTATATTACTTTAGATGCTTGAGATACATAGACTTCTATGGCATCCCCTACTGTAATATATGTTCCATTGTTGACTCCTGGAGTAGTTGTGTCATAAGTAACGAAAGAATCTCCTGAGTTATTCCTCCAGCTTACCTGAGTGCAATACTCGATCATATCGCATATCTCAAGAGTTGTATGATTTTCTCCTGATGCGTTTAGGTCGTTCCAAGAAATAAGGTTCCAACCGCTTGCCAGATCTAAATAAAGGCCCGTCTTGTTTGTCTTGTTGTTGTTTCCAAGAGCATCAGTAACTGAATACTGGACTATAAAATCTCCGTCATATGTCATAAGGGAAGCGTCTATAGAACCTGTGCAGTTTACCTTTCCGCCGTAACTAGCGGCTGCGCCTGTGTATCCTTCTATTGTTCCTGTGACATCAAAAGTATTGACCCATGCTGTGCCGTTATTTTCAAGAACTTCTGCCAGACATTGCCTGGTGGAATAATCTCCAATCTGGATATTAAAGCTTGCAGAACTGTCTGCTATTGTCCAGTTGTAGGCATTATCGATTGATATTCCCGAAGTATCTACAACAATATATCTCTTATCGCTTGTGTTGAATATCTTTCCGTCTCGATCAGTTGTGTTCAAGTGGATAAGCCAAGAATGATTTATATACTCGCTTAATCCGGTCATGTTGTATCCGCATCTGTATTGTCTCTCAGTTGAGGTTATGTTCTGTATAGAACAATTCCCCAATCCTATAGAAACATTTGTAGAGTTGAAATCTAAGAGCATGTGGCTTACATTGAACGAAAGAACTGACCAATTAAGCTGAATCCATGAGTTAGAAGTTACGTTCCCATCTGGAGGGCCTTGGAGAACAATAGGGTCTATAAATGTGGAATAAACGCTGAGAGCTAATACAAGCATGATACAAGAAAGTATAATTATCAGCTTGTTTTTCATTTTTGCACCTAGTAGCCTATTGCTAGCCATGTTCCGTCTGAATTTGCAGTGTTGACAACTGTGACTGCACTTCCATCACAAGGCAGAGTCTCGTTTACAGCCGACTCATCTGCTGAGACTGATGCGCCTGTCTGTAGGAATATAGCTTGACAAACCCTTAGGCCTGTATCAATATCCCCTCCTTGTCCTCCATCTGAGTTGGTGTATGTACCGAATGTCATTTTTTTGTCTCCCAATACTATTGGAATACCACCGTCAGTTCTTGCGCTTACGAATCCCATTTTTTATCTTACCTCGTTATTTTTTTAGATAGTGTGCTATAAGTATGTTCTGAGTCTTCTTTGGGAACTCAGGGCCGAGATTTGAGTTGCTCTCCAGGACCTGCATGAGCTTGTCCTTTGATACATATATCTCGACTATCTTCTTGACTATCTTTTTAGATATGCCTTTTATTTGAGTAAGCTCATCCTCTAGCTGCTCCTCAATGTTCTTTTCGGGTTTGGGTTTCTTGTGTGCTTTGAAAAGCCCTACTTCCTCAAATTGCTTTTTGCTCTTGAAGTACTTTATGTCCATCTCTTCTTTGACTTCAAATGGAACGTTCTTGTATATCTTGTAAGCGATACCGCTTACTCCTTTATAGATTGTACTTCTTGCGAGCAATTCCTTCATTACGAATTTTGCCATGCTATCCCTCCGCATGTTTATATATAAAAATAAAAAAATATTTCGTGATTATTTTAGATCACGAATGCTTCCCTGTGCTGCAAGGAATGTGCATATCAGCTCTCCTGCTGTATAGAACACTCCTTCGGTTCCGAATCTGTCGATTGGGAATGGGCTAGGGTTAGCTGCACTCATACCTGCTTCGAAGTATAGAGTTGGATACAGCAATCCTATGAACAGCCTTGGAACACCTGTTGCAGGATCCTCAGTCGTATCAAGAAGATATATCCTTGAGATAGTATCTTTCTCTATGTTCTGTGATGTCAATAGAGGTATTCCGTAAACTGAAGCTACTCTCAATCCTACACCATAGCCATCTTCTGTCGATACGCCGTTCAGTCCTATCTTGACCATCTGGTCCTTCTGCAGTACGCCTGGATACCTGACCTGATTCTCATACAAGCCGAATATCCTGTACTTGGTGTCATTACCTGTTAGGATAATGTTCGTCTTAGCACCTGCTGTCTCAAGTGTTGCCAGTGAATCCCTGATTAAATCATCAGTTAGATACCTGTCAGTACCTGAGTTGTGGTCGCAAACCCCTGCATCTGCCCAAGAGTTATCACTCCTGTCAATGCCGTAGATATCTTCGTCGTCTGCAGTGTATGACAAAGCTGTAGCTGCTGCGCTTGTTATTGTTACTCTGTCAATGCTCTGGAAAGCGTAGTTTGTTCCGCTTGAGTCGACATCCTGTGGAAGAGTATTTGCGTCTTTGCAAAGCATCTCGTTTATTCTCTTTGCGTGGAGAACTGAGAAATATCCCCTTAAGAACTCCATATCTCCCATGTTATCGGCATCTGTTTTCTTGATCAAACCTTCCTGCAGGTATGATACATCGAAAGCATGTGCGACTTCTCTTGGTGTAATTGGTACTTCTGTGATGGTTGGCTTTATTGTGGCAGGTATTGAACCGTTCTCTGCTACTGCGCCGTATCCTGCTGTTCCTGCATCTGCAGTAACCATCCTGTAGCCGTTCTTGTTGAATGGTCTTTTTGGCAAGAATGCGAAAACGTTTGCTTCGTTGTTCAGCTGCGAGAATGCCATAGCTCCGAACACTGGGTTGTAGTAACCTGATGTGCTACTCAATACAGCATCGTCTTTCTGGACCATCTGCGGCCCATAATACCAGTTTATCAGCTGGCCCATAGTTGTTATTTTTTCTGCCATTTTTATACCTCGTGGAAGAATGACCTGTCTTTGCTCATTTCCCTGACTGACTTATGAACATCTGTCCAGGATGATTTGACCTTTCCTGTTGCGATATCAAGAGCCAATGAACTTGCTTTCTTCTGAACGTCACTCATTCCTCCAGGCCTAGGAGTCATGCTTTTCTGCAGTTCCTCTATCTTTGCGTTCATCTTTTTCTCGACTTCCGCAACCTTTTTTTCGACCTCGGATTCTACTGACTTGAAGGATTCCTTCTCGTTTGCCCTCTCAGGCTGTGGAGGTTCAGCAACTTCTGATCCTTTGTTTCCTTCAACTTCACCGGAAGCATCTTCCTTCTTTGTCTCCTTCTCTTCTTCCTCTGGCTTTTTCTCCTCTGGCTTTTTCTCTTCCTCGGGCTTTTTTTCCTCGGGCTTATTCTCTTCCTGCTTTGAAGCATCTTTCTTCTCCATTGCAGAAACTGTGTCCTTTAACTTGCCTACATCTTCAACTAGTGAAGGTATCGCTTTGACACTCTCCTTAATCTCAGAAATAGACTTCAAAACTTCTTCATTTTCCATGGTAGATTCACCCACTTCATTTTTAATAACTTCTTTATGGTTAGGGTTGTTTATATAACCCTCTGTTTTTTTTTCTTCTGCTTTTTGTTTCTCGACATATTTTGCAGACTTGGCAACTACAGCAAATGCTTCATTCGTTGCAAATGGATTGCATGGCTCGTAAACACTTGATGTCTCCATGTGTGCGAATCCATCGAGAATCTTAGCTCTTTCTCCTGTTGTCTTATCTATTCCATAATGTGCATCCATATTGTATCCGCCTACTGACACTCCTTTCCTTTCGCCAGACTTTATCTCTTCCCATACCTGATCATCGATTGCATTGTCTGTATCGTAGATTTTATTCAGATGCAAGATACCCAATGATTTGGATTTTGGATGCTGCAGGACTTTGTAAGCAAGAGTCTTTCCTACTACTTTGTTAGAGTGTTCGCTTGTTATAGGCCCTCCACGTTCAAGAAGAATATCTTGCTGTTTAACGAGGTCTTCTATCGGTATGACTTCATCAGCTTTGTCTTTTATCTCTACTGATGCCCAGGAGACAAAGACTCTCTCTTCTCCTCTCTCTACTGCTTTTTTTATGACATCGAGATCATTGCTTGATTCAAATATCTTCATTATCTCGTCTGTAGATAGATTTCCTTTGTTTGCTTTTGTTACGAAGATTACTTTCTGCATAGTGCATCACCTTGTTTAAAGATTAAATTCTCCTCTTGCTTTGTCGATAGAGTTGCGTAGAAACTGCAGAGGCTCGATGCCTCTGTTCTTGATAGCCGTTGCAATAGCAAACGAGATATTCCGAATTTCAGTTTCATTGCTGACATTGAGCTTCCTTCTTACCCACTTATTTAGTGCCATGGGTGGAGGCATTGTTCCGGGATTTCTTCCGTATTCTATGACATCTGAATATAATGCAGGATAGACAATTTCCTTCTCTAAAAACTTCCTGTTTACATTCGCTGTCTTAAGCATAGTTCCAGTATCTATCTTTCCTTCATCAATCAAGGTTCTCTGCGATAATTCAAATACTCTGTCAATAAAATTGTCCATCTCTTTGTCTATTTCTTTAAGCACTACTTCTACTGGATCCTGTGCCATATCCTTATTATAAAGAATCTTATTTATATAACCCTCGCATTAATAGATATCTCGGGCTTCGCTTAGAGGTATTGGATATCCTCCATAGGCTTGTAAATCAACAGAAATATCATGCCCTCATCGAAGTTATCGAGTCAATTAATGCGAGTATGATTAATAAGGAAAGTTCTGAATATATAATTCAGTTGGTTTAACTTGACTTTTTAAATCATGGTTTGTATCAATGTATATATTCTCATCTTGCGATGCTTCTGCTTTGTTGGGTTCTTTTGCAGATTCCTTATTACTTTTTTTAAATGGAGCATAAGCCATTACAACTTTTAAATCTCCATGTTCTGCCATTACTTTAGTAAGGCTTACAATTAACTCACTTATTTTTGTTGTTCCGTTTTCTCCCATTAAAATCCCTCAAGTTCTTCTTTTACTTTATCTATGAATCCATCCCATCCCATAGTCAGGATATCAAACGGGGCCATAATGATTGCTCCGCATATAGTTAATGCATCCATAAATAATTTCATTTTATCCTTATGAATGTATGCCTTGAATTATAGTGGCTTACCGGGAAATCCTTATCTACTGTCCACTTAGGGAAATCCTTAGAGCTTTCTTCCTCAACGATTTTTATAAGTTCTTCCCAATTCACTCCATCTGATGTCCTGGACTTTATGCGC